AAGCTGATCTCCTACAGAAGCATAGACTGTAGATCCATTAGTGGTACGATCTGACTTGTATTTGATTGCTAATGCAGCATCGTCTAAAGCTTTCCTGGCTGCTGCCACCTTCGCATCGTCTAATGTGACTTTATTACCGTCAGCATCAAACGCTCCAGCAGAATCGTCAATCGTTACGACAGGTTTTGCTTCAGATTTGTATGCTTCGTAAATCGCTTCGTGATCCATAAAAAAACTCCGTTTTACAATAATTTTAACTTAACATCAAGTGTTTGGCTCAAACTCCAAAACTTGAATACTTGAACAAGGTCTTGCAATATAATTAGCATCAGTTGCATCAACGGTTCTATTTAAATAAACTGTATTGGTAGTATTATTTGAGTGACTTAATCTTACAGAATATGTTGTAGCATTTGTACTTGCTGCTTGAATTATTGTTTGAAAACTTTGATTAAAAGCATGTGAATTAGATGCTAATGCTTGTGTAGTTACTCTGCTCAAATTACTTGCAGCATCACCTATAGCAGTCGAGACTGAACCTCCTATATAAAGAAGTGCTTTTATAGTCATAAAGCCAGAGTAATCACACCCACAATTTATGCTATAAGAAATTAATAATTTATTGTTGGTACTACTTGCAGTATGTGAAACTGAAATAGCATCACCACTTACACCAGCTTGGCCTAAACTTGCACTAAACGTATCCGTTTTTAAAGTATGAGAATAATTTACTAATTTACCTACACTTGAATTTGACGTAAGAATTGTTCCATCTGCTACATCAGGCAAAGTAAAAACTCTATCATTACCAGAAGAAGAGGGTGCTTGTAAGCTAACTGACCCACCACCTGATGCTGCATTAAGCTTAATCTTTCCTGTCATGCTGCTACCTCCATTATTGTAAATATTGAGGTTGATCTCGCGTCATCACCACCCTCTCTTCTGTTTATATATAAAGTAGAAGTTTGTGCATTACCATATAGTTTATATGTATGTGAATTTGTATCACTAACTTGGTGCAAATATGAATGTGTTACATGATTTATTTGATCTCCTACAATTGCACTTGTACTTGCTTTGTTATAAGTAGCAAACCAAGCATTTATAGATGATCCCCCAGTTCCATTAGCACCAGTTATTTCAGAAGAACCATCATATAATTTTCCATAAAAAATAGCATTTATTTCAGTACTCCATGCAACATCTACTTGTATTAATAATTTATTTGTTGAAGCAGTAGGTGTTATGGTTGCATTTAATCCTGTAATTTCAGAAAAAGTATTATATGTATTAGCACTAAAAGTGTCTTTTTTAACTGTTTGAACAACTTGAATAATAGACCCACTAGACATTGCTGAATCTGGTAAGGCTGCTAGTCCTGTTACTGCTCCTGTTTGTCCGTTGATTGATACTGGCATTAGACCACCGTAAATGTTGAACCAGAAGGTATAGTCAAAGTATAAGTCGCCATTGAAAATTCGCCCGCCACCATTCCATTTTTACCAGTTCCAACTGTAATATTTCCAGTAGCAGTCGTAGGGTTTTGAAATATATCATCAGTAACTCCACTTGCAGGGATTGATATTGCATTAGTGGAAGCAGCAGTTATTCTGCCCTGTGCATCAACTGTGATAGCTGGTATTGCAGAAGCAGAACCATAACTCCCTGCTGAAACAGCAGTATTTGCAAGTCCACCTGATTGTGTTTTGGTTAATCCCATTAGTCAGCCTCGTTAATAGTAATTGTACCAGCAGAAACTTGAGCCATTATTTCTGCATAATCTTTATTGCCTTCCGATATTGGAACTGAACACTTAATACCATCAATAGTTGCAGATATAGCACTATTTTCTGTGTCGCCTTCAAATTTAATGTATTTTGCGTTAGTGATAATCATAGTTCTGCGTCTGCTGTGTATTGAAATGTAAAAGCTGGATGGGTTGTATCAGTTGCCATATAACCGATCATTCTTTGGCAACCCGAACTAGGTTGTGTATTAAGTCCAACCAAAGTATCTGAATTGTATTTGCTTACATTACCAGCAGTGTTTGCAACTCCATCCCTAGCAGGATAAAAAACTATTGTAGGTTGATCTCTCATAAGAACTGGAAAGTTACCTTCATAAAATGCTCTGTCTTGATCTCCGTCAAGACATTTTGCTGGAACTGCACCATATTGACAATATGTAGCAACCCCTGGGAACCATTCCTGTGGTTGACCAATATCACCGCTTTTATGGAAATACCTTTGACACCTTCTTAATTCATCTGAAAAAGTTAAAAATTCAAATGAGGTGGCATAATCCGAAACCTCTAATTGAACTCCTGTCAGTTCAAATGTTGCATTATTGGTTGTGTACCATGTTGAAGTAAAGTCAGGCATTCTCTCAGCACTATCATATACTGCCCATTGATTTAAAGTCGCATTGCTTCCTGTATTACTTGTTCCCGCAAATTGAAACCATGATATTCTTAAACCTTCTCCAGTATCATTATCAAACTGTAAATTACTATTTCCTTGAATTGTTTTTGTAATTTTAGTCCAAGTATTAGCAGTTAAAGAACCTGTTTCAAAAGGATAATTGTATGCAGTTCCATCGCTAGTTTTTATATGACCAAAAAAGTTTTGGGCAACACTTGATTTCACCCAAAAAGATAATGTAATAAAACTAGATGATGAAGTATAATTCCAACCGCTATTTGCAATATCTTGAGCTTCTATACGATGGATTATATTAACTCTATCAACAACACCAGCACCACTTGTTTGGTTTCCGTTAGTAACTTTAAATGCTTTTCTAAATCCTAATGTGTAAGGTGTAGTACCACTCGCTACATCAACTTGTGATTGTGTTGGGTTTTCATCAGGTTGATTTAAGCCAACAGAAAATCTATCAATAGTTTGATGACCAGAGGAAGTAGATGACGTTCCCCTTTGGGCTATTCTCATATCTCCATTAATCGTGAGTCGTCTATTACTTAGGTTATTAGTAATGTTGGCAGTACACGTTCCATCGTTAGCTAACGTGATCGCATCGCTTGATGCACTAATTCCCTGTAACGCTCCAACTTTTAAGGTACTCATGCTGCTACCTCCTCTAAAGTTATTATTGATGTGCTTCTAAAATGATGAACTACGTTAGCATCACCAGCACCTCTATTCAGATATAGAGTTCTACTAGCAGTACTATCTAAATTTACAAGTCTGTAAGAGTAAGTAACGCTACTTGTACTTGATGGAAAATGTAAAAATTCGTGACCTATCATCAATTGATGTGCAGTAGCAGAACTGCTATTTAATTGACCTCCTGTAGCAACTCTTGATCTACTGGCAGAAGCGTCACCTGTAGAGCCAGTAATTTCAGTTCCATCAGCATATATAACAATACCTATTCTATTATTATTTGAACAAGAAACTGACAAAACTCCTCTTATTAAAACTTTGTTAGAAGTACTTGAAGGTGTTATAGAAGCTGAGATTGCATCACCTGATACACCTCCACTTGTATTACCTGTTGCTGAAGCAGCAAATGAAAAAGTATCAGTTTTAACTGTTTGTACAACTTGAATAATATTACCTGTTTTTGGATTGGTCGTAGTGAGCATTTCCCCATCAGCATTGCCAGGTAAAGTTATGGTTCGATTTGCAGCAGGGTTAGAACTAGGCGCTGATATTATCACCCCATTACCACCGCTATGTACTAATTTTATCTGGCTCATAATTAGCTAGGCTTTGGGTAATCTGATTTAATTTTAGCAATACCATCTTTCCATGTCGTTGTTCCATTAACACTATCCCAATATTGTTGATCCAGTTGTGTTTGCCAATCAGGATATTCTGCTGTTCTTTTTTGTTTATATTCATTAGCATTTTTCCATGCTGTAAAAGCTGCATTTAATTCATCATCCGTAGGTTGTGAATCTTTATTAGCAGAATCCCATTCAATTATTTTATGAGGAACTACATTTTGATCTAATCTATAACGATTGGCATTTTTACCAAGTTGCAATAAAGCTAAATTTATGTCTGTATCTGAATTTATTGCCATGATTATGCCTCCTTAAATATTTTTACAAGAGTATAGATTTCAGTACCAAAATCAGATGCATTTCCTAATCCAAGACTAGACTCAGTTGTAGAACATTGATGTTGAATTTCATAAATATTGTTTGCAGATATTGTTATACGAGCCGCACCATCTGAATCATTTTGGTCGCCATCAGCACCAGTATCGCTAGTTGTGCTTTTTCCATATTGAACTACAGCAGAGCCTGTAATGTCATATAAACGTGACTGATGTCTCCCACACCTCATTGCTGGACATGACCATTCAATTAAATAAGAACCAGCAGCTAATGTAAATTGATTACTTGAAATAGAAACTATACTATCTGTATCTGTTATCTCAGTATTTAAATCTCTTGTTCTCCAATCTCCGCTAGTAAATGTACCACCGTCTGTAGTGCTTGATTTTTGATCACAAATAATTGCATAACTTGTAAAAGTTTTAGATCCTATCTTAGGTGCTGTAACAGAATCAGCAGCAAGCATATCGGTATCAACAATACCGTCTGGTAGTCCTCCTACTGCTACCCCACTTATAACATTTGTTGTTCCATTAAATACTAAAGCCATAATTTACCTCCTATAACACAACATAACGTGAACCTGATGGAATGGTAACTGTTACTCCATTAGCTACTGTAATAATTCCAACACTAAATCCTGATTTGTTTGTAGTCATTGTGTAATTATTTGAAATTGTTAGCGAGTTTTCTGTAACGCAACCATCCGCTTTCTGTGATGAAACTCCTGTCAAGGCAGATCCATCAATAGCTGGTAACGCTCCAGTAAGTGCAGAAGAGGGTAAGTTGGTTAAACTTGCACCCGATCCACTAAATATAGTCGCAGCAAGTAATCCTGTAGCAGCATTAAAGGTAAGATTTGATCCTGATTTAAGTGCCAAGTCTCCTGTTGCAGCAGTAGCGAACAAGGGAAAACAGGTGGTGTCAGAACTTTCATCAGCAATCGTTGATGTACTTGCATTTCCAACCGCTATCTGAGTTCCCATATTGACAATGAAATATGTAGAACCGCTAGGAGGAGCAGAATCAAAGATAATATCTGTACCACTTACAACATATCCATCTGTCATATCTCCCTGTCCAGTTCCATCATTAGGTTGTTGCATGACACCATTGATTGAGACTCGTAAGATCTCTGCATTTACAGGTGTTACTGCTGTACTTGTACCCTTCGTGACAAGCTTGAATCTATAAGCAGTACCATTAAAGGTTGCAGATCCTCCACCAGTTCCAGAAGATGATGCAATATCTAATAAATCAGCACTTCCTGTACCGCCAGTAGAACCTCCGATTTCTCCCCATGAACTACCATCATATCCTTCAAATTCTGATGTTTGACTATTAAATCTGAACATACCAGCAGAGGGAGAACCAGGTCTTTGGGCAGTCGTACCAGCAGCAATATCAATAGCTCCTGTACCTGTCATCAAAATATTGTCACTAACAGTAAATGTGCCAGTAACGTCCATATTCCCGCTAACACTCAAGCTAGATAAGAGAGTTCCTGTAGCTGTTGCAGAGTTTGTTGCTACACTATTACCCATCAACGAATGAGATGAACATTGGTAATGAATTACCATTGGAGTCGTATCACCTACAACAATCTGTGTATATGCACCACTAGAGCCAGCAGTTCCGTTTGTTGTTACGTTTGTTGTATATGCTGTAGTTTTATTTGCGTCAAGATAAAAACGAAGAGGATGACCATTATTACTATTATCTGATTGGTCAAATTTATATGTTCTACCTGGTGTAAGAGTTAAGAATGGTGCTTCCTTACCATCAATCTTATACCCATTACTTGACCCACTTCCGTTATATCTATGGGCTGCTGTTTTACTTGCAACTGTAACGGTAAAAGTTTTTATCGATCCAGTATATGTAGCATGAGTAGAAGCAAAACCTCTAATATTACCGTCATCAGTAAGAGTTAAAGTTCCTGTAAAATTAGGATCTGCATTTTGACCTGGAGCGACCCAAGATAAAACTCCACTTGCATTACTGGACAACACATATCCACTTACACTCGCATCTGTAGCTGGTAATGTCCAAATTAAATTAGATGCAACTGTAGCTGGAGATTTAAAACCTACATAATGAGAAGAGTCATTATCTAAATATCTAAATTCTTTCTGACCAGAAACAGAAATATGCTCACTACTTGTCCAAGAATCTGTTGCATTTAACCAGTTAAAAGTTTTATCGCTTGCACCTTTTAGAGTTAAACCTCCTTCATTAGCAGTTGTATCAGAAGGAGTACTGACTTTTCCAAGCGTAATATTTTTATCTTCAACATCAAGGTTAGTAGTGTTTATAGTTGTAGTTGTTCCATTAACAGTAAGATCACCAGGAATGTTTACAAGGCCAGTAGCACTTATAGTCATTCGACCTACCCCTGCTGTACTGAAAGTCAAAGTATCAGAACCACCACTTATTCCAGAATTATTATCAGAATTAAAACTAAATGATGGAGCAGCAGCCGATCCATCAGGTGCTTTACTTAGTAAATTTGAATATGCAATCTTTTTGTTTTTATCAGCACCAGTAGCACTTTGATCTATTATTGGTAGCGTATCTGTAGCTGCTGGAGCAGTTAAGGCGGTAAATTCTGATATTTTGCGATTTGTCATAATTAAAATTTAATAACGTACATTAGAGCAATATTCTTAACTCTAACTTCAGCACCACCGTCAGAAGCAACACTAACAGATATTCCTGTATTTGCATCATTCATACTGGTACTGCTTGACCCTCCAGAAGTACTACCTGTAACATTACTACCTCCATCATCCTGTGTTCCATGTCCTTTAGTAACGTGTTTGTGACCTGGATCAGTAACAGATGCAGTATGAGCGTGAGTTTTGTTTTGATCTGCCTGACTAGAAGCAAAAGATCTTCCGTCATCTCCAGTATTTGAAGCATTATTAGCCCAACCTCTTACAAATTGTCCACGCAAATCAGGAAGATTAAATGTTGATGAGCCATCACCAGAACCAAAAGTTGTGCTGATTGTTGCAAACAAAGTAGCGTATGTGGAACGACTTATAGCAGCACCATTACATTCTAAATATCCAGAGGGTACGGTGGTAGATGCAAATGAGAAGATTGAACCCGCAGGTACTCCATTAGCAATTTCACCCCAAGCTGCTCCGTTATAACCTTCAAATTGTGAAAGAGTTGTGTTAAATCTTATATCACCTGTTGCTGCTGTTGGTCTTTGTGCTGTTGTTCCAGTAGGCAACTGCAAAGATCCAGTTCCAGACATTACAATATCACCCGCAGAAGTTATAGTTCCTGTAAAACTAGGTGAGGCAGTTGTGGCATGACCCATATTTGCTACATCTGTTTTGCCAAGTAATAAATAAGTTGGAGTACTAGCATTAGTACAAATATTTAAAGTATTATTTGATGTATTTACAAATAATTTTCCTACGACATTACTTGAAGGAACAGATGTTCCGCTATTTGTTGACTGTATATCGCCTAAAACATTGTTTAAATCTGCTCTAAATGAAGCTCCAACTTGATCTGCAATATTATAATCATGCGTATTACTCATTTATGTAACCTCCTTTCCAAAACCTGATGCAGCCCATACAAAAGATCTTGCTGCTGCTGCACTTCCATTAAACCATGATATTTGAAAACCTGTCCTCGATTCGTTAGCTAATACAAACCTATCGCCTGATTGTTGACCATTAGATGTTTGCGTAATCACAATGTTTGGAGTTTGTTTAAAAGGCTTGGAAAAAGAAACAGTATATTGTGATGACCCAGTAGTAACTGGAGTTGAAATACTTTCTGTTCTTCCTTGTAATTCTAGTGTAGCTCCTAACTCCGTAACAGCTATATTTTGGGTTGTGTCACTACTTGTTAATATTGCTTTAAATTGAAATGCTCTACCTGTAATAAGAACATTACTAAATTCTTTATATGCACTCCATGTAGGAGATCCAGAAGGATTATCATTTGTTGATCTTACATAAACCGCAGCATTACCTTTCGTAGCATTTGCGTTTGCAGATCCAATAGTATCAATAGAACCCCATGTATCAATTAAATCAGTTCGAGAATCCCATAAAGTAGCTGTATAAAAAGTATTAGCTTCTAAAACTTTTCTTAGGTTTACATCGTATGCCTGACCTAAATCTATTGAATTTGCAAAGATATATTCTCCTGATGTTGCAGTTGCATTATTAGTAACAGCAAGTTTTAGAGCATCTAATGATGAGTCGTAAACAGTATTACTTTTTGACCCAGTAAAGTTTGCTGTATGCTCATCTACAGTTCCAACAACAAGTCTCTGACTAGGAGCAGGGAGATTAGTTGTAACTCTAGTATTATTCCAAGCCGAATCTGTAGAACCAGGTGAAGGGGATTGTCTTCCACCGTCATCCTCAAATTTAATTAGATAAGTTCCCGCTAATAAAGGGACAATTTTTTGTGTTTGGTTTCCAGCAGCAGCTACTACAATATTCTGTGCGTTTTGCCATTGTGCTTGTGATGTTTTACTTGAATGCCTAATTAAGGTTTTTCCTCCTAATAAAACGTCAAGTTCTGTTGCTCGATTCCAACTTAATATTGCACTTGTCTCGTCTATAGGAAGCAAACTTACTCCTGATACATTTGATGGAGGATCAGTTTTACCTTTAGCTACAAAAAATGGAGAAGCAGGACTCTGACCTGTTGTAGATCTTAAACCAGAAGAACTTACAGAAAAAACCTCTATCTCATAATTACCTGCAACAGTATCTAATATTTCAAAACTTTTAGAATTTTCTATAGTTCTCGAATCATAATTACCATTTTGCAATCTCCATCTTATGTAAACTTTATCAATATGAATACTTTTTAATTCGCCTGGTTTTAATGGATTTGGAATAGTAAAATCAGTTACCCAATTAACTATTATTTTTGTTCTTGCAATCCCAGTATTTTCATAAATAACTTCTGTTGCTCTTACAGATTTAGGTGGTTCTGGAGGTTCATCAAGATTAGTAATATCTCTTTTTGGAAGTGCAATACCATTCTCGACATGATTGTATTTACCCTCGTTATATTCACTTGCTGTTATTGAGTAAAAAGCTCTATCTTTTTCTTCAACTGTTAACACTCTCCATGTAGAAGCTTGAATATCATTTGTTTGATACAACCAAACACTATTAGGATTTGGTGCTGTAGAAAAATGCTGTCCTAAACTAAACACACCATTATTTAAACCAGAAACAGTTTTTTCTTCAGCAGTTCCATCAGGTAATATTGCAGTTAATGTTGAGTTTGTTTGCATACTCAAACCAGTAGCATCATCTACTGTGACAGTATTTGTAGTTGCAGAAATTATCCTTCCGCTTCTTCTCTCACCCGCAACCATTGGATCTGCAATCTCAATAACTTGTCCTGGTCTTACTACAACTCCTGCATCAATAGCAGTACTAAAGGTAACAACACTTCTTTCTACGTTTGACATATATAACATCCACTTTGCTAATCGAGAAGCTTGACCTCTTGATGTGCAGGCGAAACTATCAATATTTTTAATAACTGTTCCGTACCTTGCTTGGTTTGCGGTATCAATTTGTTCAACGTAATTTATATCACGCAAGTCCATATCAAGATATTTAGCTATTACTACAGTTGGTCTTTGTTTTTGACTTACGTTGGAATAACTAAAACCAGGTTCTAAAACATTTGCTAATGAAAACAAGTATGTTGGATCTTTAGGAGCATCTTGAGTTATTGACAATGAACCCGCACTCCATAATGGCATTGCTCTAAAAACAGAACACATTTGATTTACTACGTTATAAGCTTCTTGTTGGTTTTGCAAAGAAACATTACAACTAAATCTAGGTTCTGTAGAACCTGTACCAGTTCCATCGTCAACTTGTGTACTGCAATAAACTGAAGCTGTGTAAAAACTAAATTTATCTAAATCTGCTTCTGTTAAATGATCCCCTAGCCCATACCTAGAGCTAGTGAGTAAATCGTATAAACACCAAGCGGGATCGTTTGTCCATTGTGCTGCTCCTAATGTTCCATTAAAAACTCCAGAATATGACAAACTTCCATCTGCATTGACAGTCGCATTATGAGGAATTTTTACTTTTGTACCTTTTATTAGGTATTTTCTTGTTGGTATAGAACTAAATTGTTCTGCATCAACTTTCAATCCAACAAGTGCTGTATTTGGATAAGTAAGTTTGTCATATTTTATTTCTACATAAGTATTAAATTGAAAAGCATTAGAAAGCTTACTGGAACTACTATCAGGTGTTATACGAGTTACTCTAATATTTACAGGAAAATTACCACTTAAATTTATTAAATAATCTCTTAAATATGTATCAGGTGTTCTTCCAGAGATTGTACCTTTATTTCCAGAAACTACAGTTTGATATGATCCCCCTTGATATTGAACTGCTATTGCTAATTCTACTGAAGTTCCAAAAATATCTCCTTCATCAGTAAATCTTTGTAAGACAGGAACAGTTATTTGTATTGAGACAGCATCAACATCTGAATCAGTTATTTGTATAACCTTTGGTTGTGCTTGAGGTACAGTAGAAAAACCTGTTGATTTAGTTGTCGCTACATCTCTAGTGATTGGAATGGTTGTTTGACTAGATGTACCTGTTCTTGCTTCAAAACTAACATCTTTAAAATTAAATGATCCATCAGATGCCTGTAACGGTGTGTTGTTTAAAAATATTGATTTAGCACCGTTTTCGAGTCCTTGTATTTCTCCCTCACCTATAACATCTAAAACTCTTGCAAAACTTTTTGAGTCTAAATTATCTTTTGCTTCTGTTGGAGAGCGATCACCACCACCGCCTCCTTTTCCTCCTCCACCTCCAGAGCCTAAAATTTTACTCATACTTCCACCTGTTCATTTTCAATATTTGCTGAGACAGTTATTGATCCAGTTATAACACGACCATAATGTACAGGTACTGCAACGCCAGCTCTTGAAGTATTTTGGATGCCACTAAAGTTAAAAGACCTTCTTGGGTCTTGACTATCTTCTGGGACAGGTGGTGTAGGTGTAAGCATTTGATCTATACCACTCAAAATCATTGAAGCACCCATAGCAGATACCATAGTTCCCATCTTTGTAAAAAATCCTCCCGTAACAGCAGGCCCAAACAAACCAGTAGTTCCAAACATCCCTGCACCAGGAAACATAAAGCTTGCTCCTATTAATATTGCACCAAATAATATTTGTCTTCCTGATGCCCCTCCCGCACCAGTAATAACAGGAACTATCTTTATATCGCTTTGTCCAGTTGGATAATGTAATTCTTTTTCCTCTAACTCCCAATCATTAATTATTACCTTGTAATACTTATCAGACATATATTTTTCAACAGTAGGAAAATTAGTGACTAAAAATCTTACTGCTTGTGCAGCATTATTAACTTCTGCTTCAAAGGTTCTTTGACCTAGAAACTTCGCAAGTTCTCCGTATAGCTTAATTTTCCGTAGCATAACGAATCCTTTTACCTGTGCATTTTAGCAACCATTCATCTAATAAATCACGACTTGATAATCTATTTTGCAAATGATGTAAAACGGTTTGCTCTCCTAAGTAAACACCAATATGGTTTAATCCGCTACTGCATATTGACATTAATAATAAATCACCTTTTTCTAACTCTTCTTCTTCTAATAATTCTCTAAAACCTGTTTCTTCATAACATCCATTAAACATTGGATTCTCAAGGAAATCATTGTGATCATTTGGTCTTTCCCAATCTCTTAGTTCTATCCCAAGTTCTTGATCGTACCAATCACGACATAAACTCCAACAATCAGTTAAACCAAAAACCCATTTTCTTCCTATCAACGGTGCTTTATATCCGCATGGTTCAAATGATGTCCACTTATTAAGATTTGGTTGTACAATCCACCATTTAATTCCTGATTTTTCGCAAGCTATTTTATCTGCTTGACTTGGTTCTGGACTTGTTACAGGATGGCTATGAATTATAGCAGTTATTTCTCCTTGATCTTCTGCATCAGCATAATCTTGTGGGTCTAAAATAAATTGATCTGTAGGATCAGGGGCTATATTTTTACAAGGAAAATATACCTCTTTTCCTTTTTTTATTAATAATAAACCACAAGATTCTTTAGGGTCAGATTCTTGTGCGTGTTTTAATGCGAGTTCTTGCCACATTATGAGAAGAAAGATCCAACACCAGGAAAGTCTTGAGGTAAGATTTGACGTTTTGGCAATCTTACTCCTTGTAAATCAAAGCTTGCTGCAAGTTCAAATTCTACAACTGATCTATTTTCAGAAGCTTTACGATCAATAAAAAATACTTCTAACGGAAATAAGGCTGTAGGATCAGCAGTACCAAATGGATTTGCACCTGACTCAAGATCTGTAACACTACTATCTTCTTGTAGTAGAAAAGAACCGTCTTCTAACAAAATATCTCCACCTTCAAAATTTGCATCATCAATAAATCTTCTTAAAGTTCTTATTCTTGTCACCTTTGCTCCTTCTAAACCTTGAGGAAGTGTTAAGAGAATAGTTGTTATTGTTCCAAAAATATTAGAAATTTTTAATGTTGGTCTTGGTAATTGTTTACCATTAAATTGAAATCCACTTGCCTCGATAGGCATTCTTGTATATTCAATATTATTAAAAATTAGGTTTGTTTGATTATTGTCTCCAACTCCGTTATGAAAATAATATGTTTGAGAAATACCGTGCATAGTGGTATTAAGTTCTAATTGAAAAAGCTCAATAATATTATCTACATTTGGTTTCTGTAGCTCAGATACAGGTATTGCCATTAGGGTTCAAATACTTCTCTAAAAGTAACAGTAATCGTAGCTCTACCAGGAAATTTTATTTGCTTCTTTCTATTTAAAGCACGATATTTACTTGTTGTAGCTTCATCAGGTGCTTGCCAGTTAAAGTAATCGCCATCTTCTATTCTTGCATTTAAAAAAGTTTCGATAGTATTACTTTCTGCGTTAGTAATATTATTAAAACTAAGACTATATTCTTTTGGATTGATGTTTAATCCAAATTTTATAACTTGTTCATAGCCATCTTGAAATCTTGTTGTAGTAACAAAAGGTTCTGTTGTTTTTGTAATTCCAAAACTAGCTTCTATTGAAGGAAAAGTTTGTGCCATTAACCTAATAAACCTCCAGGTCGTTTTTGTCTTATAAGCTCTGCTTGTATAGCAGCACCAAGAATGTTTCCAAGTTCTTGAGATTGATTGGTGTCACCTTCAACAGAAGAACCTGACGCATCTACATTTACAGTTATATTACCAATATTTCCACCTGATGCTTCTACACCAAGTTTCCCATCTCTACCTCTACGCAAAGGCATGATTGCTTCGACACTAGCTTCCCCTGCTAACGCTGCCCCATCAGCCAAAGGGAATAAGGTAGGACGAGTAATTAGACCCCCTTTGGCATAGGGAACTATTTTGTTATTTGCAATAACATTTCCGTCTGCATTTTTAAAAGGATTTTTTATAAAAGATGTTGTAGATGGGTTAAACATTGATGAATAATTACCTAAAGTATTACCTCCAAAATTCATTGAAAATGGATTGCGTGTGTTTTTTGGTTGGGGATTAAATAAATTCCCAAACATTCCTGTTAGTGGTTGAATTATTTGTGATCTTATAAATATTCTTGTAATATCAGCAATTATTGATTGTGCAAGTTTTCTAAAATTTAAAGTTCCTGTTTGTACAAATTCAACAAGTGCATCTTCTAATTTCTTAAATGTATTAACAAAAGAATTAGCTATATCTTGATTAACTTGTTTTACGGATTCTCTATACTTATCTAAAATATCTTTTGCTTTTTTTGTATCTTCTGCTGCTTCTTTAGAAACAGGATCTTGAAAAACATTACCATCTCCATCTTTTTGTGGAGCAAAAATATTTGGAAGATCTGAACTAAAATTTGGTATATCAAGTCCTAAATCAAAACTTTTTTCTTGAATGTTTAATATTTGATCCATCATTATTTTTCTTTCTTCTAATTCTTTTCTTAATTTTCTTTCATTTTTAATTTGTTCTATAATTGCTTGCTTATCTTCTTTAGTTCTAAACATATTTATAAGTTTTTGAAAATCTCTTCCTGTTGGTATTCCAAAAGCATTTAAAGCAGATTTTGATAGCTCATCAACAATAGTTCTATCCTTGTCTATACCAAGCTTTTTCATAAGCTCTTTTTCTCTTCTTATTGAATTTTCTAATGCAAATTCATCTCCAATTTTCATAAATTTTCTTAATCCTTCTATGAAACGATTAAGTGCATTTAAGGAAACTTCAGTCATATCTTGTATTCTTGCCCCTATAGGTTGCAAGATGTCTCCAACGTTTTTCTTTAGTTCATCAAAAGTAACTTGCATACGTTGTCCAGCATCAGCAGAACTAGCTGCCATAGCTTTTGCAGCTTCAGAATGATCCTCACTTAACCTTACAACAAATTTCATTACATCATTTAAACCAACAGTTCCATCTCTCAAGTCTTTTTGCAATTGAGGTAATGTTCTTCCTGTCGCAGCAGCAAATTTTGTAACAGCTCCTGGTAATCTTTCACCGAGCTGACCTTGTAATTCTTCAGCCGACACCTTACCTTTACCAAAAATCTGCGACATCGCTCGAATAGCAGATTTAACATCTTCTGCATCTCCACCTGTTGCTTTGATTGCTTCAGAAACACCTCTAAAAACTTTTTCTGCTTCATCAACAGATCCTCCCGCACCTACAACTGATGCTGTTAAAGTTGTAAATTGTTGAGTTGCAGCAGCTATTGGAACATTTAATTCTCTAGAAACTGATTTAATAACCTTTTGAGCTTTATTAAATTCACTTTGAGATTTTGTTACTCCTTTTAAAGCAACTTCAAGTCTTTTTATTTGAGCAGAATATTCTGCGGCTTCTTTTGCTGAAGAAGCTAAAGCTCCTACCGCTACTACTCCAGCACCAATACCAGCACCAGCAAGTCCACCTGCTAATGCACTTCCTCCCGCTGCTGTGCTAGCAGCAGCACCAGCACTAGCTAATCCAGCTATCGCAGGAGGTATTCCTAGTGAACTTCCAATATATGCACCAACACCTCCAATAGCTGCTGTTCCACCAGCACCTAACCCAGCAAACATTCCTTTGCTTTTTTTACCTGTTTGATTAAAAGCTTGTAATTTTGCTCTATTTTCATCTATTGCTTTTCCTAACTTTTTAAATTGAGAACCACCGATTTTTACTTCATCTCTTAGTGCTTTTAATGTTCTTTCTTTTTGTTTAAATTGATTTATAGTTTTTGGGACAACAGCGATTGTTTCCTTAATACCTTTATTTAAATTTTTTATTCCTACATCATTTAATGGCTTAAATGCTTTTGATAGTTGTTTTAATGAACGTGTTAAAGTCGTTAGATCTTCTAAACCAGTAACATCAAAATCTAAAACAACTTTTCCAACTTTTTCTGCCATTATTTTTTCTCCTTATTAATCTCTACGAGAGCTACAGATTCCATGAGTTGTATGCCCTCTAGCATTTCTTGACGGTTTTCTACATTGTAAAGGTCAAATAGTCCACCAGCAAGCAGTAAGACCTCATATTTTAAACCTACCATACCTCCAAAAGAACAATCCCATTGTGTATTCATTCTTAAAAACATCATAACAATTTCCCAATTATCATCAATTACTTCAAATTCATCCCTTGATTCTAGTTGCTTCTCTATCTGAATACCAAATACTTCTGCATCTTTAGCGGTATCATCTATAACTTGTTTGCTGCCCGAAGCCCAATATAAAGCAGCATCAGTTAGTTTTTTACTTGTGCATTACTATAAAAATCTCTAAAACCATCTAATACACCCGCTACAAAATCTGTATCTTCAGCAAATTCTTTTAATATTGCTTGTGAAAATTGTATAGGTGTCCCATCTTCTTCATTTACATCTTCCCAACCTACTAAAACTTTTTGCAAAGCATCATACTCAGTTGCTTCCTCAAAGTTATTAAGTTCAGACCTTGATAAACGATTAAACTTAGCAGTAAATGTTGTTGTTTCAAACTCGCCTACTTTTGTTGTAGATGGTGTTTGTACTTTTACAGGCCAAGAATAAACCTTAGTTTTTTTTCTTACAAAAGCCATAAAACTAAATAATATATATGTTTCTACACTTTAGCTAGGAAGTCAATATTTAGTAAGTATCTATGTGTAAGTTATTGTAAGTTCATCGTTTGCTGCGGTTGGAACTAATGTGTAAGGAATCTCTAGCATTTGTATTCCATCTTCTTCTGCATAAGCAACGTCACCAATATCTGCTTTTGTAGAAGATACTTGTACTTTGTTACCCGCAGTTGTTCCATGTAAGAATGTTAGGTTTCCTGTTGTTTCAGCAAGTGCAGCAGCAAAGAAATCCTTAGTTGCTAATGGTATAGCTTCTATAGAAACAGAACCAGTTATGTTTCTATTAACTAATAATGTTTCTTGTGAACCACCAACTAACTCACGATAAACAAGCTCATTACCTATATCTAAAGAGATTGAAGATAATGCACCAGAGTGTGAAAGTAACTGAAAACTACTTGTATTACCTTGCTTAAATATTAAAGGTGTTGCTTGATCTCCATAAGTGACAGTAGGTAAAGCTGTATCTGTTGGAGGGATATATATGCCTTGGAAAGTAAAGTCGATTGTAGGTATTTCACCAACAGATCCATTAATTACAAAACTGCCTCTTGCTCCAACCACTTTATGTCTAACACCATCTGTGTTGTAGTGAATAGTAACTGAAGAAAAACTTGTTGAAACAGGTGCATAAGTAACACTTGTTCCACTACTAACAGTCTCGCTAAAGCCACAGGCTTTTAGGGCATCTCCATATCTAGGAGCTGTGCCTGCGGTTCCAGAGCCTGCAAGTTCTACGGAAAAAGTTACCTCAACATTTGTGTTTGCTAATAGTTGTTGAAAAGCTCCTAAAAACGGTCTTACAACATCTCTACTTACAACATCGCTTGATTGTGGTGTAATACTCAAATCTCGTACAAGAACAGCATCAGCAGCAACTATTCCAGGATCTGATCCGTAGCTGCTCTCTGCTTCAATTAGAATTACTCTTTTTCTTGTCAGTAATGCCATCTTTAGTTACCTCAGTAGGGGGTTCTGCTTTTTTTGTTTGTTGAACTAGCTTTGCTTTGCCAGTTTTGGGGTCAAGTATGTAAGTACCGCCCTCAGTTGGATTTTCATTTACCATCTTAAACAATCAGGGTTAGTAGGGTACAACTTTTATTATAATTCATGTGCTTAATTTGTTATATTCTGTTCTGTATTGTATTTCGTACTCACAAGTTATGACACCAGCAGGTTGATCTGCATCTAAAACTTCAAAACTTTGTGTTGATGGTTGAATATCAATCGCTAAACCTCCAAGAGTTGTGTTAGTTAAGATTTTTGTATGTAAACTCTCAATAGTAGAATCAGCTATATTTTCTGGAATTTCTCCTCTAACAATCACGACAACTCTTATTCTTAATGTCCAATCAACTCTTGTATTATTAATATTAGGAGTATCAGTTATAGGTTCTAATACTAAAGCAGGAGATTCAGCTCTTGTTAAAGCTGCAACTCTAGATCTATAAATTCGTGTTCCTACTCCTGTAGTACCTGTAAGATTTGTTTTTATAGCAGCTAATATTTGTTCTCTTTTGCTAGCCATTTTAAACCTTGCTTAATGAAAGTATGCATAATTTGCCATCATCTATTTTCTTAACACTACGAACTTTATAATTTACGGAGTTAACTGTTAGCGTTGAATCAAAAGCTGCACTTCCTAAATCAGAAGTTTTTGCAGTAAGTTGGTAATCAGTTGTCAATATGACACCATCTGCAATCATTTCATCAGGTTCATCTAAAATTCCTTTATAAGTTACAGAATTAAAAACAACTGAATCTTGAAAATCAGAAAAAAATGTATCTAAATCTTCAGTAAATGCCATAAGAAAAAGCCCCATGAAAGGGGCTATATTTTTTTATCCGTACTTCTTAGCAGCAACTAATGATATTCCGTAAACAAAAACAGGTGAAGAACCCGCTACTGTTTGAACTATCTTGATGAATCTTTTACATTCATCTTTGTTAACTGCAAGACTCTGAAGAGATGCTGAAGTTGTTACTTCAGTAAAAGCTGCTCCAGACAAGTCTCCATAAGTACCACCTGATGTATCAGAATCTTGAACTTTAATATTTAAAGTTGGAGATGAGCCTGTTCCTGCTGCACAGTTAAGAACAAGAACAACATCGCCATCAAATTCTAATAAATCGATAGCACTTGATGTAGCTGTTGATGTAACAGAAGCAGATACTACTGCTGCTGTTATATCAAGCTTTTCCAAGTTTTGTTGAATGATTGCCACTTTAAGTTTCCTCTGTTGTAGTAGTCTGTTTTTTCTTAGGTTTTTGCTTTGCTTTTGGCTTTTCCTCTACAACTTCTTCTTCAACTAGAGTAGTAGTTTCTGAAGCTTCTATAGCTTTACCACTAAAAATAAGCAAGCGACCAACATTATTATCTACCTCAATAGTAGTGCCAGAGTCCGTTGGGACTCCAGCAATCATTGTTGATCTAATTAGTTCAACTTTCATATTATGTGCCGAAGCAGAATGCAGTTGGTTGCTTGATAGCAAAGTCAACATCTTGTAATGCAACAATCTTGACAGTACCAGAACCAGCCTTAGTGATTGTATCTACTGTAAGATCTAAACCACTCCACATACCAATACAGAACTGGCTGAAGTCACCAAATAGTGCATCGTTGTTAACAAGTTGGTTAGAAACAATAACTGGGTAGCCATTGATTTCATTGTTCTCAAAAACAAACTTACCTGTGTTTGAAGCAACTTCTGTACTCTTTAATGCACCTCTTGCAGAAGCATTAATGATGTAGAACATATTTGCTACATCTGCGTTTGCAGCAGCTACATCAGTTTCCATTCCGATGTACTCAGCGAATGTACCGAATGTAGTAATTGTTTGTGTGCCAACACCAGTTGTATCTTTAATACCTAATGGTTGGTTTGAAGAACCTGTACCGTAGATAGCTGCGTTATCTAATTTTGTAGCAATAACTCGTGCAATATCGTCCCGGATCATTGATTCAACGTCTATAGATGACTGCAATAACAAGCGTCTTGTGAATTCAACCACTCCACCGACCGTTTTTGGTGTCATGTTCACTTGGTCGAAGGCCTGCTGACTCTCGGTAGGCTCAGATCCTTCTCCAACGAAAAACCCTGTTGCTGTCTGAGTCATTCTAGGGATTGCAATGTTACCAGAAAGTCCTGTGAGCATTGTTGGATTTGCTGCCATAACAGCCATTCTTTTACGAAGAATATCTATAAAAGAACCAGAAAGTAATTCTGTTGGAACTAAGTTACCACCCGCTGTTGCAGTACCAACATTCAAGTCTCTTTGTAAAACTTCGTTAGGAACTAAAATTCCATTTGCAGGTTTGTCATAACGCTTAGATGCTTCGTCTGAAACTTCTCTTTCAAATGCAGCAGCCTCTTGTGCTGATCTGTCATTTGGGTTTGCTAAAGCATTTAATGCTCTTAAGAAGGAAAACTTCTTAACTTCTTTTGGTTCTAAACCAACTTCATTAGTTGTCATGTCTGTTGAACGAATTGGGGTATTGTTTGCCTCTGCCTTGTTTTTAACAAGATCGAGGATTGCTGCTCTTGATTCAACAATAGATTTGTTGCTTTTTATAAGAGTCTCAGCTATCTCTTCTGCTCCATACTCTCCGAACTCACGACATAATGAAGTGATAGATGCTGTACGAGCATTGTTTTCATCAATAGCACGTTGTACTTCGGCTTTGATGTCGATTTCAACGGATTTCTCCGTATCAACCGCAGTTTCTTTAGTTGATTCTTCCATGTTACGAACTTTGGGTGATGCGGAATCCTCCGCAGAGATAATCTCCTCGACTGGAGATTTACTTTCTATATTAATACTATTACCTTGAGAGGGGTCAATTAAACTTCTTCCGAAACCAATTGTAGGATCTGCTGGAACAGTAACAACTGATAATTCATGTACCGACCAAGAACGAGCTAGCATTCCATCTTCTGTCTCATCAATGTCATTAATAGAATAACCAAAAGATACACCTCTGATTACTCCATCTTCTACATCTTGTAAAACCTCAGTAGCTAATTTGTTTCTTGAGAAACGAATTTTTGCATAACCACGTTTGTCTTCTCCAATATATGCAGATTCAACTACACCTATTGGTTTATCCATATTGTGATTAAACAAAACCGCACCGCCATCATTAAGTCTTGATAGATCAGCAGCACCACGTTCATGGCTTAAAATTTCTTTTCCAAAATAACGATTTACTGGATATTCTGACGAAAAAGGAAACTCGAATGTTCTTGACTTAACATTTTTAAAATCAGTAACTTCTTTTCTTTGCAATTTATCATCAGCATCAATGCTTCTAATAGCTGCAATCTTAGTTAAAGCACTAAATCTATGACCAGCGAAGATATCAGTCTCCTCACCATTTCTGTAGACCTGTATTAGGGCAGCAGGGTCATCAGCAGTACCATTTATTACAAAAGAACTACTTGGGACATCAATTTGACCATCCCTAACAATTCTTGTAATTTTACCTCTAGCAGTACCACCACTAGCATTCCAGCGAACAAAATCGCCAGTCTTTAAAGCATCTGGTGCTGCTCTGTTGTCTTCAATAGTTTTTTGAGCCATAGTTTTTTCGTTAGTAGCTGGTTCAAATTTAATGGGATCAAATTCATTTCTCTCAAGCCAGGATCTAGCTTCAGAGACAGAATAATCGGATAATCTGAACCTTATTGATTGAAGTTCAGCACCCTCCTCATTATCCTTTATACCAAATATAAAGTCTATGCCTTGTGAGGCTTCATTATTAGACCGTCTAAATGTATCATATTGTTCTGGATTTGTAATAGTCGCTGCGTGTTCATTTGGATATGGTCTTGCAAGTTCTATTGGTTCTGCTCTTTCTCTAGCTTTTTTTATAGCGGCTGCTTTCCCTCTACTCCAACTAAAGCCTGCATCACCTCCCCAAGCAGCCCAAGCTGTACGTCCAGGACTAGGATATCCTTTCTCCCCAGGTCTAAAACCTTCTGCTTTTTTATCAACTTCATGCCGACTAAAAAAACTAAACATTCTAACCACAACGTCAGGTGATAATTCATTACCACTTAATATTTGTGTCGCTCTTACTGCTGCAACTTGTGTACCACCTTTCCTCCCTTCTTTTTTCCATTCTTTATATCGTCTAGCCTCTGCTTTCATCCCATCTGTGGGTTTGAGATTAATCTCAGTTCCGCTTACATTTGCCATGATTACTTAGTTTTTTTGCGTGTTTTCTTTGTTCTTGATGGTGCTGTAGGTTGAACAGTTGGTAAATCAAGTTCTAACTGACCTACCTCTACCTCTAAATCAAGATCTTTATCTAATGTAACTCCTAACTCTTTAGCGGTTTCCTGTTCTCTAGCTATTTCTGAAATAATATCGTCATAATCACCACCATTCGTCTGTGCTATAACTTGTGATTTACTCATATAACCAGCTTGTTCTGCCTCTCTAAACGCTTTTATTTCTTTAAGAGGATCGACATAATGTTGTGCTGGAGGTGTCCATCTTGGCTTCATATATCTTTCTGGCCTTATTGCATAATCATCAAAATCTAATTCACCAACTAATACAGCTAGTTTCATCCATTCTTTGAATACTCTTAGGTGAAGATTGTTTATAAGATATTTTTGACAAAATCTCCAATGTTCCCTATCTTCTAACAAACTTAATCTAGAACTCGAATAATTAGTTTCACTAAAATCTTTACTGATAGTTTCAAAACTACATCCTAATCCTGTAGCAAATCGTCTGATTTTATTTTTTACAAACATCTCATACTGTTGAGATGGGTAATCTATATCAGGAATTGTTACTTTTTCATTAGGCATCAAATATCTAAATGTACCTGGCTCAAATGATTGTATCCTCTGCCCATTAACGACATCATCTCCTATCAACTCTCCTTGGTCATTTTCCACAAAGCCCATTATGCTCGCACCTGCTCTAGCTCTTATGACTGCTGCCTCTTCATAACCCTGTAATTGATGCATATCTGCCATCACGCTATGAAACCAAGGCACTCCTCTATTCTGACCAGGTCTTTCTGGTAGATACAGATGAATAATATCTTCAGCAGAAATAAATATGTGTAATTTTTGATTATTTGAATAATCTAAGTAATAAGCATCCCCTGGATGTTTTGTAAGAATGGCATATCTCTGAGGCCTACCCCAGCTGTCAATCTCTACTCCGTTTCGCCATTCATTATCTTTTTTTAAAGTTTTACCTGTATATTCTTCATCTAACATATCTGATTCAATTAACTGAAGAGCTAAAGGAACTTTTGAATTACCAAACTGTTGTCTAACTATTCTGAATATTGCTTCTCCTGACTCACATAATGCACCCGCAGCTAACCACTCAAATTCATGGAAACCATAACGACCAGCACAGTCACAACTGCTTGGTGATGACCATTCAGCCCATTTTCGTTCAATTAAATCATTTATTGTTTTTGCTCTTCTACCTGTCTTTGATTGCAGAACACGAGATTGAAACTTCATTCCTGTTCCAACCATATTTATTTGTGTTGTCCTCTTAGCTTGTCTTGCATAAGGATTATTTCTTACAAGTTCTCTAGACCTATCTCTTAATTTTCTAAGACTATTTCTAATTTCAGCATCTGCACTTAACTGACTTGCCATCCAATCAGAAGTAAGCCTCGAAACTAATGCTCCTTGATAAGCTCTAATATTTTTTAGAGGATTAGCTTTTTTTCCAAAACCTAACACTCTTTTTACTGTATTAGAAATGTTTGATCTGATTCCCATTAGTAAGATGCTCCGAAACGTACAAATGTAGCTCTTGGGTTTCCAAGACCATTAGCAATTAATTCTGCTTGTTTTTCTCTAATTAACTCAGCTTTATATCTGCTTTCTAACATTATTAATTCAGATAATTCATATTTTTTTGCTGTTCTTGTACCAATCTTATATTCTTGTACCACACCTCCACTAGTAATATTTCTAATAGCTTGTTGTATGGTATCAAGATCTTTTTCAACCTGACTTCTTCCATCAAATGCAGCAGGAGTACCTATATATGCTAATGATGCTAATACTTCAAAACTTCCTGTAAAAATTGTTTGTTTTTCTTGTCCTGATTTATTTGCAACTGCTTGATAAAACCAATTACCAGCATCAAAATTTGTTGTTGTCGTAGCTGGAATACTAAATTGAAATCCATCATTAAAAGCAGAACTGTTTACAGTTG